CGCAGTGAAAGCAAAACGGCTTTGCAGAAGATCAAAGATGACATGCTGATGGATTTAAACCGCAAAACGAAAGATGCGGATTATTATGCGCGGCTTGAAGAGCGGCAAAAGCGCAGCGATGCGATGGTAAAAAGCCTCATGAGCCGTGATCGCAGCAGCAGCAGATCTGAGCGCGCAACTACGCCCACTGTTGCCGAAACGATTGGAGAAAGCGAAACGCGCGATTTAACGCCCCCACCAGCGCCAGAACCGGTCACCACCGGGGATGCAGCGCAGGGGCCAGCCGAGGAAAATGTTGCGGAGACGGCAAGAGGATCGAGGCAGTCAACCATACTGACATCGTCTCAGGGATTGCTCACAAACGATAATAAGTCAACGCGCAAGAAAAGATCTCTTATGGGTGGGCTTCTCGCATGATGTACGGCCAGAAAATTGCCGGTGAAATGGGCAGACGATCTTCTCAGCCAGCAAAACGCCGGGCTGATCTGACTGTGGATCCCTTGGAGCGGCTCAACCAGAAAATGGCAGGGCGCACTCAGGGTGGATCTGTAGAGGGTCTGAGCCCGAAGCAGCGTAAGAAAAAGCGCTCTATAATGAACAGCATTGGAATGATGTAATGCAAGTGACCCCAATGATAGCCGCGCTCGACAAGCGGTATAAAACATTACAGAGCCAGCGCTCGAATTGGGAAAACCATTGGCAACAGCTGGCTGATTACATGCTGCCGCGCAAGGCCGACATCACAAAGAAGCGCACACAGGGCGATAAACGCACAGAGCTGATTTATGACGGCACTGCGATCCATGCTGTGGAACTGCTTGCATCAAGCTTGCATGGTATGCTCACCAGCCCCAGTACGCCCTGGTTTGCGCTACGCTTTAGAAATCCGCAATTGCAACGAGATGATAGGGCTAATGAATGGCTGGAGCTCTGCCTCGATCAAATGTACCAGGCTTTCAATCGCTCGAATTTCCAACAGGAAATCCATGAGCTGTATTATGATTTGGTGGTTTTTGGCACTGCCGCGCTTTATGTGGATGCCGATCAAGAGGGCTTGCGATTTAATGCGCGCCATATTGCTGAAATCTGCATCTCCGAAAATGCGCAGGGCGAGGTCGATACCGTTTACCGCAAGTTTAAAATGACTGCGCGCGCGATGGCGCAGCGCTTTGGCGAAGAGGTATTGCCTACGCAAGTTGTTAAAGATCTCAAGCATGAGCCCTACAAAGAGCACGATATTGTTCATGCCATATATCCAAGGCAGGAAAGCAAGGGCGCGCTGGCAAAAGACAAGCCGGTCGCATCAATTTATTACACTTGTGATTCACGGCAAATGCTCAGCGAAGGCGGCTTTGACCAGTTTCCGTTTATGGTGCCGCGCTTTAACAAAGATAGCGTAAGCTCCTATGGTCGTTGCCCGGCCATGAACGCACTGCCTGATGTTAAGATGCTTAACAAAATGTCCGAGGTAACCATCCGGGCAGCGCAAAAGCAGATCGATCCACCGCTCATGGTGCCTGACGATGGCTTTATGCTGCCTGTGCGAACAACGCCGGGATCTCTTAATTTCTATAGATCAGGCACAAGGGACAGGCTGGAGCCGCTCCAGATCGGCGCAAACAATCCTCTCGGCCTTAATATGGAAGAGCAACGCCGCAATGCCATACGCCAGGCGTTCTATGTAGACCAGCTGCTCATGGCGCAAGGCCCGGCCATGACGGCGACAGAAGTGCTTCAAAGGAATGAAGAGAAAATGCGGCTTCTAGGCCCGGTGCTTGGACGCTTACAGTCAGAGCTGCTGCAACCCATGATCGACAGATCCTTTGCGCTGCTGCTGCGCGAAGGCATGTTGCCGCCAGCGCCAGAAGAATTGCAGGGCCAGAATATTGATATTGAATACGTCTCTCCCTTGGCGAAAGCACAACGCCTCACAGATCTGCAATCAATGTTGCGCGGCTTTGAGGTAATGATGCAAGTGGCAGAAATAGCGCCGGTCATGGATTACCTCGATAGCGACAAGCTTGTTCAGTATCTCGTTGATGTCACCGGCATTCCGGCCAGAGTTATTCGCGGTCAGGAAGAGGTTGCACAAATCAGAAGGCAGCAACAGGAAGCTGAAGCAGCTGCCGCGCAACAAGAACAGCAAATGATGCAAGCCCAGCAAATGCAGCAAATGGCTCCAATGGTTAAGGCTGTGGGCGGCCTGGAACAATAATGAAAACAGTAAAAGATTTGAAATTAGCGTACCGCCGCACGTTTAATACAGATGATGGCGCGCAAGTACTAAGTGATCTCAAAAAGCGCTTTAGCTTTGAGACAACCACCTTTTCTGGCGATCCTTATCAATCTGCATTTAATGAAGGGCAACGCGCAGCTGTGCTGCTGATCGTCAGGATGTTGTCCGACGAGAAGGAACCAAAATGAGCGAAGAGGCAACCCAAGACACCGGATCTCAAGAAGTCGCAGAACCCGTCAGCTTTCTGGACAGTTTGCCAGAAGATATTCGCGGCGAGCCAAGCCTGAAGAATATTACCGATGCTGCACAATTGGCAAAAGGATTTGTCCATGCCCAGCGCATGGTCGGAGCCGACAAGATCGCAAAACCGCAAGCCAGCTGGACTGATGAGCAATACAGGCATTTCTATGCAGACATAGGTCGCCCGGAAAGCGCAGATAAATACGAGCTGGATATGGACAAAGAAGTGTTCGCAGACAGCAATCTGGACGGCTTCAGACAACACGCTTTTGATGCCGGGCTTACCGCTAAGCAAGCGCAAAACATGGTAAATTTTCTCGAAAGCTCGCTGACGGGAATGCAGAAAAGTTTTGAAGATCGCGGCGAGACTTTGCGGCACGAAAGTGAGCAGCAGCTGCGTCAGGAGTTTGGCAAAGCCTTTGACCAGAAAGTCGAGTTGGCAAGCAAAGCGGCAGCAAAATATATGAGCAATGATCTCATGGATGAGGTGCAGCTGGCCGATGGTCGCTTGCTGGGCGATCACCCGGAGATCGTAAAGCTCTTTGCCAATATCGCAGCTGACATTGGCGAGGATAGTTTAGAAGGCGCGCCCACCGAGCTGGTGATGACACCGCAAGAGGCGCAACAAAAGATCAATGAAATGACGCGACTGGATGGGCCGTATCACGATGCGCGCCATCCACAGCATGACGCATATGTTCAAGAAGTCACACGGCTATATGAACATTTAACCTAGCAGATAAGCGCACCACTACGCGCCCTGCGAAGTACGCCGGTCACACCGGTAGGATTGGCAATCCTTAACATGCCAGCTCGATCCCTTGCTGGGACAATCGGCAAAGCAACCCAACATTATCACAAGCGTAGGAGTGAGACAGATGTCTTCACAAATCACTACAGCTTTTGTCAATCAGTTTTCCAGCAACATCCAGATGCTTTCGCAGCAAATGGGATCTCTACTGCGCACAGCGGTAGATCAGGAATCGGTAACTGGTGAGAAAGCTTTCTTTGATCAGGTCGGTAGCGCAGCTGCTGTTCTGAGAACAACTCGACATGCGGATACGCCGCTGATCGATACACCGCACAGCAGACGCATGGTCACAATGGCTGACTATGAATACGCAGACCTGATCGATGATCAGGACAAAGTGCGGCTTCTGGCAGATCCGACATCAACCTATTCCCGTGCGGCGGCAGCTGCAATGGGCCGGGCGATGGACGATGTCATCATTTCCGCAGCTCTTGGCACTGCCAAGACAGGGAAAGATGGTTCAACCAGTACGGCGTTGCCCTCTGCACAAAAGATCGTGCATGGTTCAGCCGGGCTTACAATTGCCAAACTGGTGAGCGCCAAGCAAATCCTTGATGAGGGTAATGTGGATCCATCGATCCCACGTTACATCGTTGTGTCGCCAAAACAGATCTCTGATTTGTTGAACAACACAACCGTCACATCGAGTGATTTCAACACGGTCAAAGCTTTGGCTCAAGGCCAGATTTCATCGTTTGTTGGCTTCCAATTCATCACGTCTAACCGCTTGACCGATGACGGCACCAGCCGCCAGGTCATTGCGTTTGCTGGTGATGGTATCAAGCTTGCGATTGGTAAAGAGCCAACCGCGCGCATCGATGAACGGGCCGACAAGTCATACGCAACGCAAGTGTATTATTGCCAATCTGTTGGCGCAACGAGGATGGAAGAATCCAAAGTCGTTGAAATCGCTTGTAACGAATAGGGAGTATGATCAATGGCTACTGTTTATTCAGTTCAACAGACTAACGCGATTGCGGATCCTGTTGTAAACAACCCGGCAAACGTATTGGGTGGACGTGTTCGCGTTGCCCACGGCGTTTACGAGGCTTCTAGCCTGGCATCTGGCGATGTTATCCAGATGTTTACCTTGCCTGACGGCGCACGGTTACTTGAAGGCTCTCTGGCGCATGACGCGCTGGGCAGCTCGACAACCCTGTCAGTCGGGTACGCTGCGCATACCAACGCAGCTGGTACTGCCGTATCTGCATCTGCTGCTGCCTACAAAGCCGCAGCTGCATCAACGTCAGCGCAAAAGGTCGATATCCTTGCCACATTGGCTCTGGGTTCTGGCACTGTCACTGACACAAATGAAGACGGCGTGATTATCACGGCAACGATGGGTGGTGCCGCTGGCACCGGCACTATCGAAGTCACGATAAAATACGTTGTTGATTAATAGATGGGGCGCGCAAGCGCCCCTTCTTTTTTTGCTTATGGGGTACGGATAAATGACCACCAGTGTTGATATCGCTAATTACGCACTGAACATTCTGGGCGCGTCTACGATCTCATCTCTAAGCGATGACACCAAAGCTGCGCGCATCATTAATCAACGATACGATAGTATCAGAGATGCAGTGTTTCGGGCGCATCCGTGGAATGGGCTGATCAGCCGCGCGGAACTGGCAAAAATATCAAGCGCCCCGACATATGGTTATGCAAACCAGTACACATTGCCGACAGAGCCGTATTGCTTGCGTGTTCTGGAATTCAGCAATGGATCGCTCAGTTATCCACAAGACAACATGACCAATAATTCGGGTGGCCCGGTGTTTGTCATCGAAGGTCGCAAGTTGCTCACAGACGAAGGCACCGCAAAAATAAAGTTTGTCGCGCGCGTGACAGATCCAAACCAGTATTCTGCATCACTGATTGAAGCGCTGGCCGCGCGGATTGCCACTGAAATCTGTTACCCAGTGACGGGATCCAGCTCGCTCACTCAACTCACCGCCGCTCTTTATGAAAGCAAAATTAAAGAGGCGAGGTTTGTTGACAGTACTGAAGGCGCACCGCAACGCATTGAGGCTTCTGACTTTATTGAGGCGAGGTTCTAAATGGCGCGCTCCGCACCAGCATTAAGCTCCTTTACGGCAGGGGAAATATCG